GGAATTACATATGACAATTTGAACTCTCAATTGCGTAGAATGTATATGTTCCGTGAAGGTGATCCAACGGCAGAAAAACTAACAGAAGAACGTAGACAACAATTACTAATACAAATGTTAGAATCAATCGAACCTCGTGAAGTAGAAGTTATATTGGGTATTTTCCAAAAAGATTTGGGAGTAAAAGGTCTTGATTATAAATTTGTTAAAGAGGCATTTCCAAAACTCCTTCCATGACCAAAGAAAAAATCATTGTTACGTCAGGTGATTTTGACCCCATTACTACAAAAGAACTCCAATTTCTAAAAAAATGCCGAGCTAAAGGTGATTGGCTCGTTGTTGGTATGCATTCCGATATTGCTGTTCACATGAAAACTGCTAAGCTTAACCAAACTTATGATGATAGAAACGAAATACTGTCCAACATTAAATGTGTTGATGAAATTTTTAGATTCAATGATGCCGATGGTACAGTATGTAACTTATTAAAACTTGTAAAACTCTGTTATCCTCTTGCAGAGATTACATATATCTCCGAGCATGATATGCATAATATGCCGGAGACTAAAATAAGAGGTATTACATTTGAAGTGTTAAAAGCATAGGAGCAAAGAAGTGAACAAATTTGTAGGTAAGTTTCGTCAAAACGGAGATTATGACTATGATGAAAGTGAATATGGTCATCCGCCAAAGAAGAAAAAGATGAAACGACAAGAATCCACAAAAAACTTTTGGAAAAATCTCAGAAATGAGGACAGATATTACGGAGACAATGAATATCGGTCTAATAACAAAAAGAGAACAAAAAGAGTAAGTCAATAATACTCACCGGTTAGTGTTGTACCACAACAACACAGTACTTGACAACACATAGAGTGTATGTTATAATAGACAAAACAGTGGAGAATTGTCTATGATACTATACACTCGTATTCCTAAACGAAAGCCTAAACTGAAACCTAAGGCTGAGCGTGAGCAATATGAAATGTGGTTAAAGTCACACCAACCAACAAAGCCCATAAAAGCAAAAATCAGCAATGTACTGACAGGATATAAACTGACGGTACCGCCTGGACGTGACACTAAACATATTCCTTCACTAGATACTGGTATGGGTAATGCCACAAAGGCAGCACCTAAGGTTTATACAGGCGACAAAGTGCTCGGAATTGCGACACTCCACAAATCAAACGCTGTACCTGTGTTTAACAGTCAGGAAGCTGTAGATATTTCAAAAATGAGGCGATAAAAATGCGTAAAAATGTAAGAGATATGAGTTTTGTTGTAAAATTGCAACGTCCGGTTTGTCGTACTCCGATAAAACCTGTGCAAACTCACAAAAATGATGCAAAATTCGTAAGAAAAGAGAAGCATCCGTTGAAAAGTCACTATTTTAATCAAGGGGAATTGTAAAATGTCTGAAAATTCACAAAATTCTGAGCAAGCAGCGACAGAAAATGACAAAAATGAGCCGTGGAAACTGCTGGACGAAGCAGTCCGTAAATGGGTAGTCATGTCTCAGTGGGAAAATGACCAAAGTTACTATCAAAAATTGAAGGAACAGTATCAGTGAGCAAGATTTTCAATTACGAAGACCTTTTCGAAGATATTCCTGGGGATACTGACAATATTCTATTCAAAATTCCACCAGAAATCTTGGAGGAAACTGGTTGGAAAGAAGGCGACACACTAACCATCAAGGTTGTTGACGGAAAGATACACCTCAGTAAAAAAGTGTTGTAATCCTGCAACAGTACTTTTTGACTTTATCATGTTTGTGTGATATAATCACTATATTACACAGGAGTTATAATGAGTTTAATTGATTCAAAATCATTACTGGCCAAACTTATGGCAACCGAAGACCTTACAGTAGAACAGCGTAAGGTTTCCACCGCATACTTTGATGTTAAGAATCGTGTGCTTGTTGTTCCTATTCTGGACAATAATATCTCTCCACAACTATATGACTTGTTTATGGGTCACGAGGTTGGCCATGCTTTGTATACACCACTCGAAAGCATGAGAAAAGCCAAAGAGAGTAAAATCAATATGGGTATCGTTAACGTGGTAGAAGATTCCCGCATCGAACGCAAAATCAAACACAAATATCCTGGTCTGAAAAACTCCTTCTTCAAGGCTTATGGTGAACTTGTTGCTCGCAATTTCTTTGAGACTGATGGTAAAGACCTAAACGAACTTAATTTTATTGACCGCATCAACCTGCACTGCAAAGGTGGTGCTTTGTTGGCCATCAAATTCACCGATATTGAACGTGAATTGCTTGATGCCGTTGAATCGACAGAAACCTACGAAGAAGTGGTTGATGTATCCAAACGCATCATTGATTACATGCGTATGGTCGAAGAAGAAAAGCAAAAGAACGTCAAGGTCAAAGTCAAGGTTGTTACTGAATCTGATGAAGATGAAGATGATTCACCGTCAGAAGATAATCAACAAGATATTGAAGATGTGGAAGTTGATGATTCACAAGAACCAAAAGGTGCACCAAATACCGAAGAAGGTGATACCGAAGAAGAACAAAAAGATGAAAAGACTTCTAACAAGGTAGAGGCAAAACCAGAAAAGACCGAAGAAGAAAAGAAACAGGAAGTGGAAGATGCTATCCGTTCTTTTACTGATGAGGCATACAAGAAGAACGAAAACAAACTGTTTGTTGAAGATGAACGTTCATATGTTTATGTCAATGTTCCAAAAATTGATATCAACCGTATCATGGACCACAAACAAGTTTACCGACAATATCAGTCCGATGGTTATCCGTTTGATGTGAAAGAGTTTGTTGCCTTTCGCCGTGAATCAAATAAAGTGGTATCTTACCTTGTCAAAGAATTTGAATTGCGTAAGAATGCTGACCAACTGAAACGAGCATCCACCGCAAAAACTGGTGACCTCGATATGAGTAAGATTTTCTCTTACCAATTCAGTGAAGATATCTTTAAGAAAATCACCGTTGTTCCTGGTGGCAAGTCTCACGGTCTTGTAATGTTCCTCGACTGGTCGGGTTCCATGGTCAATCACATTGGCAACACAGTCAAGCAATTACTGAACCTTGTGATGTTCTGTAAGAAAGTTAATATTCCGTTTGAGGTATATTGCTTTATCGAAGACCCATTGGATTACCACAGAATTGATTCCCAGCCAATCAAAGGTGATATTGCATTCCGTTCCTTTGGTCTTGCAAACCTGTTATCAAACAGAATGACACCAAAAGAATTCCAGAATGCTGCAGGTGCATTGATGCACATGGCAGGTATTGGTTCTCACCATAGACCTTGTCATACACCTAATTGGTTGCGTATGCAAGGCACACCTCTGAACGAAACTATCTTTGCTGCTATGGAAATTGTTCCAAAGTTCCAAAAGAAGAACAAGTTACAGGTTGTGAATACTGTATTTCTGACAGATGGTGAAGGTCACTATTTACCAAACTATTATACAGAAACCAATCGTTATGCACCTGTCAAAGATTTCCGGACCGATGCGTATGGATATCGGAGTAAACACACGACAGTGGTTTTGCGTGACCCATTGACCAAACATCAGGAAGAATTTACATACGACCAGAGAGATGGTCTACGTATGCAACAGACCAATGCTTGTATTCGACTATTGAAGAAACGCACTGGTTCACATGTGATTGGTTTTTTTATTGCCGCATCACGTGACTTGGGTAACCAAATGGCACAATTCTATCCTGATTATTCCTTCACACAAAAAGAAATGGTCAAAGAACGTTTCCGCAAAGAGAAGTATCTTGTGGTAAATAATACTGGTTTTGATGACTACTATGTTCTGAGGTCAAATGGCCTAGATACAGATGAAGATTCGGAATTGGTCATCAAAGACAATGCAACGACTCGTGGTATTGTCTCTGCATTTAGTAAGTATACTGGTGGTCGTGTGAGCAACCGAGTCATTCTTAATCGTTTTATTAATTTGATTTCATAAGGAGTTATTATGGAAATTTATTCAGAATATTTTGGTGCTGGTCGAAAGGCCTCGGTCACCAGATTGAAAAGAAGTTGGGATCCGAGGTTTGATGTTTTTGAAGTGGCAATGTATGTAAACAACAGCATTGTCCAAAGAACAACATGCAACAATGAAGAAGATGCCGAAAATATGGCAGAATCTTTTTGCCAAGGTGGTGATGGTACCTCAGTTTTATTGAATGAGCATATCACCAATGGATAATCAAACCAAGGAGGTCTTTTGCATAGCACAGGAAGAATGTGCAGAAGTAACCCAAGCAATTTCGAAAATCTTCCGTTTTGGCTTTAGTTCATTTCATCCAGTGACGATGAAAACGAATCAACAAAGCTTAGAGGAAGAAGTCGGAGACCTCCTTGCCATGATTGACATTATGGTAGAGAAGTGCATCGTATCAGACACCAACGTAAACGCCGCTAGAAAAGCAAAACGAGAAAAGTTAAAGAAGTGGTCCACAATTGAGGGGTTATAATGACAGACGAAGAAGTACTAGACAAGTACAACCGAATGGTAGAACAGTTTGGTGAGGACCTACCCAATCCAGAACAAGAGCCTATCAGATTCAAATACTACGTCAAGTTGTTTAACTACTACCACGAGAAGAAAGA